TGAGAGTCGTCTATTTCAAAATAAGACTTTCCATCAGGTGTCTTACCCCATCCTGTTGTTTTCCAAATATCGTCCTCAAAACCTCTAGTAACTTCAAACTCTGACCTGCCCTTATAAGCGTCAAGCATTTGTTCTTTACCTTTAGGTGGATATTTAGCACTACCACCTGCAAACATCTCCATACGACCACCATCTTTGATAGTGCCTAAAGAGGCAGTCTCTAAAGCCTTGTCTGAGAATTTCTCTACAGCCTCACCCATATCAATTTTCTTCATTGACACAAGGGTTCTTGCTGCTACCGCTTTACTAATTAATCCTGCTCCTGCTAATTCAAGTAATACAGGAACAGGGTCTTCTGATAATGCTTTCTTAAACCCTTCTATTGAACCATATCTATCTGCATAAACATCTGCGATTTGTGAAGCCATCTTTTTAGAGTCTTCATTCCAAGACATATCATCAGGTAACGAGTGTTGTACTGCTCCTGATATAACACTCGCAATAGCGTCTGATGTTTGTGCAGGTGAAAGTGAAGCGTCAAGCAATCCCTTAAATTCATTTGCAAATGAAGTCTTAAAGTTAAACAACAAAGGTTTTAAAACGCCTTGTTCTTCATCATATTGCTGGATTTCACCCTCTGCGTCTTCAGACAGATTTCCGTACCAGTTGTCTACAAGCGGTCCTAAAATTCCTTCATAAGCATCACCGCCAAAATCAACAATAGCATCACCTGCTTTTTGATTCAAATCTGATATGTAATTTACAGACCTAGAGCCTGAGTCATAAAAGTCTTCAGCACCACCTGTTACCATATCTAATATGCTTTTCTCTTTTAGGGGAATTTGTGTTGGCTGTGGGTTGATTTTAGGCATACCATCAACACTTAAATCATTGCCTAGTAGTCCTGTAGTCAGGTCATAGGAGTTAGTCTTTTCATTGTTGCCAATAAGGTAATCAAATATACTCATTTTGTTCCTTTGTAGGCTTTCACTTGTTGGACGTACTGATTAAACCTTTCCAAGATGTATTGAGTCTTCTGAGGGCCAAGTTTTGAACCTGCCTTCTCAAGAATCATTCTTCTCGTGTTGTTAATCATAGTCTCTGTAATTCTGTCGGGGTCGCTATACATTCTCATGTGTTCGCCAATAGCATTATGTGCCATGCTGTTCATAGGATTGAATCCCATAAATCCACCATCAAACTCTTTGTCTATAACGCCATGAAAGAACTGATTTATACCACGTAGGCCTGTATTTACAGCGTTCAACTTGGCCATGTAGTCTGCTTTGTTATTGGGTTTCTTGACGTTCTTAACAACATCAGCCATGCCAATCTCTTGCATAGCATTATTGAACTGCGTGTCTGTCAGTTTGTCTTTGTTGGGTGTTATGTCTGTGAATGTACTTCTATCAGGCTCAACAACATACTCTTCAAACGTAGGCTTGGTTATAGTTTGTACTTGAGGTGTGGGTTCTGGTGGTAAGTTATTCCAGTTGTATTGTGCATTATGGAATAGTAGCCCTGTTTCTGGGTCTGTCCACGACTCTTTATCTGTCTGTCCGTCTAACAATCCCATATTAAACTACACCTTTAATGTTCCTTTTCAACGGCTTGCCCCATGATTCAGAAATAGCTCTATAGCCTACAGCAAGGTAACGGAAAGCGTCTGCGCCATGTGAAGCCCAGTTGTGGGTTGGTCGAGAGCGCCACGTTTTACCGTTTTCATCGTAAGCACGACTGTAGTTTATCAGACAATCAATGCCTTTTTCTGTCTTTTTCTCATCGAAGTAACATCGGTCCAACAGTGACCTGACTTGTTGAATACCATCGTCTACCCTTAAATCAGGACATATCTGTATGTTTCTTACGCCTAGATTATCTAACGTCTCTAGTCTTGACTTGCCTGTACCTAATTCTCTTACTCTAACGTCATGAGGAAGAATGTGTTGGTCATAGATATAACCTTTCTCTTGAAGTTTAAGCGCATAGTGGTCTAGTCCTACACCTGATGCTTCATAGTAATCAATGATGTGTACTTCTGTTCCTACATATTGGGCAAAGAAAATAGCTGTGGAATCACCTATGCCTAAATCCCAAGCGGTTACAACACCTTTAGCTCTATCGTATCTAACATCGCCTATCCTTCCCTCATCTCTGCAGCGTCTCATCTCAGTAGAGTAGTAAGCACCTTCACTGAACACAAGAAAGCCACCCTTCCAAATGTGGTCATACATGTCAATACGTTTGTCTTTGTCTTCAAGTCTTGATTGCTCTAGTACGTCAGGAAACCAAGGGTTGTCCATGTAATTCAACTCTACTATTTTGGAGTCATTAGGTTTATTCGTTCTAAAGCGTTCATGTGTTGCGCTGTATTTTGATTCAGGATTCCACGTTACCCATATCTCTGAGCCTTCTTCACGTACAGTTGGTATTAGCTTCTGCCATGCCATATCACTTACTGACTCAGCTTCATCTACCCAAGCCAAGAGAATGTGTGCCTTTGATTTAATAGAGTCTAGTGAGCGTCTTAGTCCTACAAATGTATATGAGATAAGACCGTCTTTAGACCTAATGTATTTCTCACCTAGTTCGTAGTAATCTTCAAGAATAGGAATTGAACGTATTGCTTGTTTAATCTCTTCTAGTGAGGAGTCTTCTAATGAGTTCATAAACTCACGTCCACATAGTATCTGACCTGACCTTCCTTCTTGACCCCACAGATAACCTCTTACTGCTGTCATTAGTGCAAAGGTTCTTGTCTTGCCTGAACCACGTCCACCCCAACTTCCTCTGTATCTCGCATCTCCCTCGAATACAGGTACTAACTTATCAGGAATAGGAACGCTTAGTATTTCTTCTTCAGTCTTTGGCATCTGCTCTAACGCCTATTAACTGAATCTTGGTCGGTGTTGTCATTGAGCCATCGCTTGATTTCAAGTCTTGGTCAACCTTTTCATGGAATCCATGCTTACCTAATACAAGTTTAGTTATCTGTGCATTAAACGAGCCTCCAAGCCCATTATTGATGAGAACCTTCTGTTGTTTTTGTAGTAATTTCCCTAATATGTCGGAAAACTCCTTGTCTTCTTGCTTTGCCCAATCGTATAAAGTGTCTCTATGAAGGTCTAATACTTCAGCTAATCCTTCAATGCTTGGAATCATATCATCGTAGTCAGCGTAGTTGTTAATATACTCATAAGACTTAGCTACAAGCTCTTTGCTGTACTTAGTTGGTCTTGCCATTAGTGTAACTCCTCACGAGGTGGAACAGCATTGATTTCAAACTCAAGCTGCTCTCTCAATTCTTCAATTTCTACATGTGCGTCTGCTAAGGATACATCGTCAAAATCACCTGAAAGTAGCATCAAAGCACAAACATAAAGCTCTAGGAACTCTTCAGGGGCATATTCTGATAATAACAAGCTCTTTAAACTCATACAATCCTTATTTATAACCCATTGATTCAAGGTACAAATCTTCAGGTCTTGGCAACACTATACCATACTCGCTAGAAAATATATCAATCTGCTCTAGGTAGTCTTTGAACTCACCCATGTTTAATTTAGTCGTAGAACGTAACTCTTTAATAACATCTGTCTTAGTTGTTACTTCGTTATATCCTAGGAACTTGTCTCTGAGTATCATGTGCATTTCATCTTTTGTGTAACCTGTTTCTGCGCCTAATACTTTAATCCACTCCCAATACAGTCTGTTCTGCTTAGTTGAACGTGAGTCTTTGTCTTCCATAATCTCAATCACCGCCTTATCACAATCATTAGACCCGAAGAAGTCTCTGATTAACATCTGAAGTATGTGCTGCTTAGGTTTAGTTCTTTCTATTATTCTTTTCATAGCTTTTTAAATAACTCCATAGGAATGTAAACACAAGGCTCTTTGTCATCAGGGTCATCTCTATCCCTTCTACCGTTAAACCACTTAATATCCACTTTGTCCGTTGGCTTGTATTTGTAATAGAATATGCCATCTGAATATTTGCCAACAAGAAAAAACCTTATATTATTCTTAATTGTGTAATCAATGCCTGCGTTCCACTTACCTAGCGCTAACATAAACCAAGGGTAAGTCGTACTAGAGGCTTTCTTTCTACACTTAACTTCAATTACTGAAGTAGGCTTGTCATCTCTAAACGCCATGAAGTCCATTCTGTAACTTATGGGCAACTTATTTAGTTCCACGTGAAACATTGACTCTATAGCCTGCTTTACTTCCTGCTCATTGCTAAGGTTTTCCTTAGACTCGTGCATCTGTCTCATTAAGACTTTATTATTGACACCATACTACCGTCAGGTCTAAACAGCACACTGTATGAACTTGGGTCTTTCATTATCTTCCAACCGTTTTCTACCTTGGCTGAACAACCTGATATTAATAAAGCCATAGCTACTAATATAATATTTTTTAACATCTCATCTCCTCTATTTGTTGTATCTATCAAAAGCAACTATCAAAACAAAAATAGTCATGCTCACCTCAATAATAAGCACCAAGTCCACTACATTAGCCCCTTACCTACCAATATCTCCTGTGTTCGTTTCATTCCTAGTAGGTGCGTTAAAAGTAATTCTTCCTTACTATATTCGCTAGGCTTCCTACCATCAAGAATATCGTGGCAACTATGACAACTGTAAGCACCGTGAATATCCAAACACTTCCTACCAACGCCACCACCGTTAAGATGGGCAAAAACGACAGTTTCGTTTTCAGGTCCTCCATAGCAACCTTCTAGTCTTATTGTGCATGCTTCTCCTCTAGCACTTTTAGTTATCTTACTCATACGGAAAATCGCTCATTAAACCAAACCAACACCAGTTTTCAATATCTTTAGGTCTGTGTCTTCTTATCTCTACATTTAGCTTTTTAGTGTTTCCTGACCATAGTTTAACAACATCTTCGTTTCTTATCCAAGCCTCACACATTTCAACGTCATAACCCTCTTCGTCAATGCTTCCTAAATTGTTTTTTAGATATTTACTCATTTAATAATCCCCTAATCCCTTTTTTTAATCTTACTCATTGATTAATTTAAGTATTGGTTTAAGTCTATAAATCACGCCTTCCTCACCTATATCTTTATTGCAATGTGGACAAGTAATCATATCTTCATCAATCTCTTTTTCGCAATCAGCGTGTAGTAAATATTCAAAATAATCATCAGTCACTTCATACTTCA